AGATCGCCGCCAGCATTGCGGAGTTTGGATTCACCAATCCGATCCTGGCGGGCAGCGACGGCATCATCGTCGCTGGCCACGGTCGTCTCGCCGCCGCCCAGAAGCTGGGTCTGGAACGGGTACCGGTGGTCGTGCTCGATCACCTGACGTCGACCCAGCGCCGTGCCCTGGTCATCGCGGACAACCGCATCGCGGAGAACGCGGGCTGGGACGATGCGATGCTGAGGATCGAACTGGAAGCCTTGCAACTCGAAGGCTTCGACCTGGACATCACCGGCTTCGACGCCGACGCGCTGGCCGAACTGATCGCGGGCGACGAGCCGGACAACGAAGGCCAGACCGATGAGGATGCAGTGCCCGAGGTCAGCGAGACGCCCATCTCGCGTCCGGGCGACGTCTGGATCATGGGCCAGCACCGGCTGCTGTGTGGCGACTCGACCGTGGCCGAGAGCTACGAGCGGTTGATGCAGGGCGACCTGGCGGACATGGTCTTCACCGACCCGCCATATAACGTGAACTACGCCAACAGCGCCAAGGACAAGATGCGCGGCAAGGATCGCGCGATCCTGAACGACAACCTGGGGGATGGCTTCTACGACTTCCTGCTGGCAGCGCTGACGCCCACCGTCAGGCATTGCCGGGGCGGTATCTATGTGGCGATGTCCTCCAGCGAACTGGATGTGCTGCAGGCCGCCTTCCGCGCCGCCGGTGGCAAATGGTCGACCTTCATCATCTGGGCCAAGAACACCTTCACCCTAGGGCGCGCCGACTACCAGCGCCAGTACGAGCCGATCCTCTACGGATGGCCCGAGGGGGCGACACGCCACTGGTGTGGTGACCGCGACCAGGGGGATGTCTGGAGCATCAAGAAGCCGCAGAAGAACGATCTGCATCCGACCATGAAACCGGTCGAGCTGGTCGAGCGGGCGATCCGCAATTCGAGCCGCCCGGGCAACGTGGTGCTCGACCCGTTCGGTGGCTCTGGAACCACGCTGATTGCTGCCGAGAAGTCAGGCCGCTCTGCGCGACTGATCGAACTCGACCCGAAGTACGTGGACGTGATCGTGCGTCGGTGGGAGGACTTCACCGGGAAGCAGGCCACCCGCGAGGCGGATGGCGCGTTGCTTGATCAGGCGGCGAGCGACTCGTCGACGATCTCGCAGTGAATCACGAAGCCCGTCAGGTAAGGCAGGCCGCGCGGGATGCCGTATTGCTTGCTGGTCTGGCGGCCAATCGTCCAGCCCATCCAGCGTTGGGTGGCTGCGTTGATCGCGTCCGCCAGGGCCTTGCCTTCGTAAAGCCCGTTCTGGACGTCGTCGGCAAAGTGGCGTCCGTGGCGGCTGTCGAGGAAGACCCGTACCGATTCGAGGGGCTGGCCGGTGGCGTCCGAGATGGCGGTCATCGCCAGGGGCCATGCGGCGCTGGCGTGTTCGTTCATCGTGCCCCAAAAGCCCCAGGCTTCGTTCTGGGTGGCGGGGATCTGCGTGGTGGTGTTCATCTCTGGCTCCTTCGGGTTGATCGTTGCGACACCCGTAGTAACGCGCTGTTCGATTGAGAAGCCAAGCGCCGCTTGGCCTCTTTCTCGATCATTCTGATCAGGCGATGCGGTACACCCGCTCGCCGCCCTGCGGCTTGTCCGACACGATGGTCAGGCCCAGCTTCTTCTTGAAGGCCCCGGCAAAGGTGCCGCGCACCGTGTGTGCCTGCCAACCGGTGGCGGTGCAGATCTGGCTGATGGTTGCGCCTTCGGGGCGTTGCAGCATCCGGATCACTTCGGCTTGCTTGCTGTTGTCGCGGGTGCGCGGCTTGGCCCACGTTGCTTCGGCGGCGTTTACGGCGGCTTCCAGTTCGGGATCGCTCGCGGCGGCTGACGCGCCTTCAGCGTTGGCGATGATCTGGTCGAGATTGGCTTCGAATTGCCCGATGCCCGTCTTGTTCACGCTGGGACGCGGCATTCCCAGGGCGTCGTAGCCCTCGGCGGCGACGAACCAGTCGGTGCCGTCGTTGGTGATCAGGGCACGGTTGAACATCCCGTCGAGCACCTTCTTGCGTGCGCCGCCTTTGATGTTGTCGGGGAACCAGTCGATCTTGCCGCTGCTGGTGTTGATGGCCTTGGCCAGGATGGCGTGCTGGGCCGGGGTCAGGTTGGCGGTGGTCATGGGCTGCTCCTTCGGGGGTGGTGGATGACGATGTGATGAACGCGCTGTCCGGGACTGAAGCCAAGCGCTTTCTGCTTGGCTTGGCGGCTTTCCCGTCAGTCCTTGGCGATTTCCGCTTCCGTGGCCTTCTGGCTCGATGCGGCAAATTCGACGCCCGCCTTGAAGGCCGCTTCCAACGCGTCCTTGAGGCACCACACCGCCGTGTCGTGGAAGTCGAGGCTGTCGGCGTTGCGGGTCTGCAGGGTTTCGATGCCGAGATGCTTCTGGGCGATGAGGGTGAGGATGGTGTCGATCTGGCTCATGGCGTTTTCCTTTCGGGGTTGGTTGGCGTGACGTGATGAACGCGCTGTTCCCGATGGAAGCCAAGCTCAATCTGTGGACATGATGAACAAATGATTGAAGGTGACGATGGGACTTTCCATTCGCGCCTACGCGCGCCACCGTGGCGTGTCGCACGTGGCCGTGAAGAAGGCCATCGACACCGGGCGGATCACACCGCTGCCAGACGGCACGATTGATCCGGATACCGCCGACGCGCAGTGGGCACAAAACACATTGCAACCCCGCAAGGCGGCAGCGCCGGAGAAGGTCAGCCCCTCGAAGGCGCGCGTACTGCCCGAGCGTGAGGTGCCCGAACCCGGCACCCCACCGTTGTCGACGGGCGGGACATCGCTGCTACAGGCACGCACCGTCAACGAAGTGCTCAAAGCCCAGCTCAATAAGGTGGAGCTGGCGCACCGCAAGAAGGAACTGGTGGATCGGGCGCAGGCCGTGGCCCACGTGTTCAAACTTGCGCGCATCGAGCGCGACGCGTGGTTGAACTGGCCCGCGCGTATCTCGGGGCAGATGGCATCCACGCTCGGTGTCGATGCGCACCAGATGCACGTGGCCCTGGAGGCTGCCGTGCGCGAGCACCTGATTGAGCTGGGCGAGCTGCGCCCGCGCGTGGATTGATGACAATGGACTACGAAGGCGCGCAGGAGATCGAACGGGCGTGGCGCGACGGGCTGACGCCCGATCCTCTGCTCACGGTATCGGAATGGTCAGATCGCCACCGCATGCTCTCCAGCAAGGCATCTGCCGAGCCGGGGCGCTGGCGCACCAGCCGCACGCCGTACCTGAAGGCGATCATGGACTGCCTGTCACCGACCTCGCCGGTCGAGCGCGTGGTGTTCATGAAGGCCGCGCAACTCGGTGCGACCGAGATGGGGTCGAACTGGATCGGCTACGTCATCCACCACGCGCCGGGGCCGATGATGGCCGTCTGGCCGACGGTGGAGATGGCCAAGCGCAACTCCAAGCAGCGGATTGATCCGCTGATCGAGGAGTCGTCCGCCTTGGCCGAACTGATCGCCCCGGCGCGCTCGCGCGACTCGGGTAACACCATTTTGGCGAAGGAGTTCCGGGGCGGCGTGCTGGTGATGACCGGCGCGAACAGCGCGGTGGGTCTGCGCTCGATGCCGGTGCGCTACCTGTTCCTCGACGAGGTGGATGGCTATCCGCTGGATGTCGAGGGCGAAGGCGATGCGATCTCGCTGGCCGAGGCGCGCACGCGTACCTTTTCCAGGCGCAAGATCTTCATCGTGTCGACGCCGACGATCTCGGGGGCCTCGGCCATCGAGCGTGAGTACGAGGCCAGCGACCAGCGTCGCTACTTTGTGCCTTGCCCGCACTGCAACCACCCGCAGTGGTTGCGCTTCGAGCAACTGCGCTGGGATAAGGGGCAACCGGAAACCGCTGCCTACATCTGCGAGTCGTGTGACACCGCGATTTCCGAGCACCACAAGACCTGGATGCTGGAGCGCGGCGAGTGGCAAGCGATGACGCAGGGCAAGACGGCGGGCTTTCACCTGTCGTCGCTGTACAGCCCGGTGGGCTGGCGATCCTGGCGTGATATCGCTGCCGCGTGGGAAGCCGCCGTCAACAAGGAATCGGGATCGGCCGCAGCGATCAAGACCTTCAAGAACACCGAACTGGGCGAAACCTGGGTCGAGGAAGGCGAAGCGCCCGACTGGCAACGGCTGGTCGAGCGCCGCGAGGACTACCGGATCGGCACCGTGCCGCCCGGTGGGCTGCTCCTGGTGGGCGCTGCCGACGTGCAGAAGGATCGTATCGAGGCGTCCATCTGGGCCTTTGGGCGCGGCAAGGAGTCCTGGCTCATCGAGCACCGAGTCCTGATGGGCGATACCGCACGGGATGCGGTGTGGAAGGCGCTGGCCGCGATGCTGGCCGAGAACTGGACGCACGCCTCGGGGGTGGCGATGCCACTGGCGCGCTTCGCGCTGGACACCGGCTTTGCCACGCAGGAGGCTTACGCCTTCGTGCGAGCCTGCCACGATCCGCGCGTGATGGCGGTCAAGGGCGTGCCGCGCGGTGCCGCACTGATCGGCACACCGACAGCCATCGATGTGTCGCAGGGTGGCAAGAAACTGCGCCGAGGCATCAAGGTGTTCACGGTGGCGGTCGGCATCGCCAAGCTGGAGTTCTACAACAACCTGCGCAAGAGCGCGGATGTGAGCGAGGACGGCTCGACCCCGGTGTATCCGGCCGGGTTCGTCCATCTGCCCAAGACCGATGCCGAGTTCATCCAGCAGCTCTGCGCAGAGCAACTGATCACCCGCCGCGACCGCAACGGCTTCCCGGTGCGCGAGTGGCAAAAGATGCGAGAGCGAAATGAAGCGCTCGACTGCTACGTCTACGCCCGCGCGGCTGCATCGGCGGCGGGACTGGATCGCTTCGAGGAACGTCACTGGCGGGAGTTGGAGCGGCAACTTGGGGTAGCGCCCCCACCGGATGAGCCACCGCCCATCCAAGACATCGAATTGAACGAGGCCACCCATAGCGGTGGCCTCGCTGTTTCTGGCAACCGCAATTCTGGCAGGCGGGTCATCAAGAGCCGCTGGCTCGGCTGACTGACACGCCGATGAGGACACCGTGACTTACACCACCACCCAACTCGAAGCGCTGAAGCGGGCTCTTGCCACCGGCGAGCGGCGCGTGAGCTTCGGCGACAAGACGGTCGAGTACCGCAGCGTCGAAGAGCTCCAGGCCGCAATCCGCACAGTCGAGGCAGAAATCGCGCGCAACACCGGTGCCAGCCCGAAGCGCCAGATCCGCGTCACGACTGCGAAGGGCTTCTGATGGCTTGGTACTCGAAAATTCGCGGCCTGTTCGGCCAGCCGCCCGTTCACGAGGCGGCCGGTCGTGGCCGTCGCGCACTGGCGTGGATGCCTGGCAACCCCGGTGCGGTCGCTGCAATGCTGGCGACCAGCTCTGAACTACGCATCAAGAGCCGAGACCTCGTCCGCCGCAATGCCTGGGCGCAGGCCGGGATCGAAGCCTTCGTGGCCAATGCGGTCGGTACTGGCATCAAGCCGCAAAGTCTGTCCGGTGACGAGCGGTTCAAGGCCGAGGTGCAGGCGCTGTGGCGCGATTGGGTCGAGGAAGCCGACGCGGCCGGACAGACGGACTTCTACGGCCTGCAGGCGCTGGCCTGTCGGGCGATGCTCGAAGGGGGTGAATGCCTGATCCGGCTGCGGCCACGGCGCCCGGAGGATGGCCTCTCTGTACCCCTGCAGCTTCAACTCCTGGAGCCGGAGCACCTGCCGATCTCCCTCAACACCGATCTGCCGTCCGGCAACGTGGTGCGCTCCGGTATCGAGTTCGACAGCTTGGGACGGCGCGTGGCCTATCACCTGTACCGCTCGCACCCGGAGGATGGCCGATTGGCCCCCATGTCGGGCCAGGGCGGGATGGACACGGTGCGCATCGACGCCAAGGAGATCATTCACCTGTTCCGCGTGCTGCGCCCGGGCCAGATCCGGGGGGAACCGTGGCTGTCGCGCGCCCTGGTCAAGCTCAACGAGCTCGACCAATACGACGATGCCGAGCTGGTGCGCAAGAAGACTGCCGCGATGTTCGCGGGCTTCGTCACGCGCGCCAACCCGGAGGACAACTTGATGGGCGAAGGCGCATCGGACGCCGACGGTATTTCGCTCGCAGGGCTGGAGCCGGGAACGCTGCAGATTCTGGAGCCCGGCGAGGACATCAAGTTCTCCGATCCTGCCGACGTTGGTGGTTCGTACTCCGAATTCCTGCGCACCCAGTTCCGCGCGGTTGCCGCCGCCATTGGTATCACCTACGAGCAGTTGACCGGCGACCTGACCGGCGTGAACTACTCCTCCATCCGCGCCGGGATGCTGGAGTTCCGCCGACGCTGCGAGATGGTGCAGCACGGTGTGCTGGTGCATCAACTTTGCCGCCCGGTGTGGGCGGCCTGGATGAAGCAGGCGGTGCTCGCCGGAGCCCTGAATGCACCGGGCTTCGCCCGTGGCGGGCCAGCCCGTCGTCGTCAGTACCTCGCGGTGAAGTGGATTCCCCAGGGCTGGCAGTGGGTCGATCCGGAGAAGGAGTTCAAGGCGATGTTGCTGGCGATCCGCGCAGGCTTGATGTCTCGCTCGGAAGCCATTTCAGCCTTCGGCTACGACGCTGAAGACGTCGACCGGGAGATCGCCGCCGACAACCAGCGCGCCGACGACCTTGGACTGATTTTCGATTCCGATCCTCGCTACACGTCGAAGGACGGCGGCAGTGCGGAACCCAACCGCAACACCGCCGACGCATCCGGCACCAATTCGACTGCCTGAAGGACTTCCCATGACCTTGCTGCCGCATCTGGCGGCGCGCCTCTTTGGCGTGCCGCTGGCCATCCATCGCCCAAAACTAGACGTGATCCTATCCGTGCTCGGCCCTCGGGTTGGCCTTGCCGATCTGGCCGCCGCCCCTGGCTACACACCGCCCCAACGTGACAGCAGCGCCACATCCGGATCGCCGCCCGGTGTAGCCGTCATCCCGATCCACGGCACGCTGGTGCGCCGCACCGTGGGGCTGGAGGCCGAGTCCGGACTGACCAGTTACACGGGCCTCGCCGCGCAACTGGAGGCAGCCATCGGCAATCCGGAGGTGTCGGCCATCCTGCTCGACATCGATTCACCGGGT